TCAAATCTACAACTACTAGATGCCAACTTGAATTATCCCAATACTCAAAATTTAATCTTTCAGTATGCTCCATACTAATTGTTTATCCAAACATTCTGCTATTTTATCTGCTTCTTCTTTTGTTCTAGCAATCACACCTAGTACAACATGACGCTTTTGTATTGCATCGGCTAAATAACCCTGATAGTTCTGATAAAAATTAAGACTATCAATATATAATATATCCCAACCATCAAGACGCTGTATCATTAATCTAGCAATATCTACATTACATTTTTCGAACAGAAATCGTATTAACTTATCAAATCCATCACGTGTATGTATAGGAACAAACTTATCAGTTGGCCATGTTACTGTCCAACCTTTAGGTGTTTCTTGTATTATGAATGGACTTACTGACATGCTAAACTAAAGAATATTGCATCACGTTCTTCTTTAAAGATAAACTCCATGTAATCTTCATTGGGATGCGTAATAAACTTGTCTCCCGGTAAACCAAATGTCTCTAGTGCATAGACACATTTCTCGTCCCATCTGCTAATGGTATCACCCTTCTTCCAGTCTATTCTGACTGTGTATTTAAATTCAGTATCCCGTTTCACGTAATAGTTCCTTAACTTGTTTTACAACTTCTGGGTTACGTTTGAACTTAACTGCCCACAACTCAGGATTAATATAATCAACTATCATTTTCACTTGTGTCTCATCTAGTTCATCTAAAAACTGTTTACCACTTTCACTTTGATACAGCATCCATGGGCTAATTTTACCTATAGTAATAGCATAACAAATTCTATTACGATTACCATATCTTAAAATATCTTTAGTAGAAATTTTTTCAATTGGCGACATATTTATTAGTGTTTCTAAACTACGTGCAATAGCATCCATTGCATCTTCTTCACGTAGGTAACTCATAAGAAACTTTGTATAGTTTGTATCACTAGCCCAGTTGTCAATCTTTATTTTATTATTAAGCAACCAATCAATATATCTACTTACATTAACAACGTTAACGTCAGCACAATATGTGCCAAACTTTACGAAGGCTATATAATAAGAACTCTTAATGAAATCAGTATAATCACGTTTCTTTTTTGTAGCAGTATTTTTTGTATAGAACTGTAACCAAGATTGAAATCCTATGCGATTACCTTGCTTGTCTTTATCTTGCCATCTACGTTTAGATTCACATATATGATTAAAGACCGTGGACTCACGCAAGAAAGTGCGTCCACAAAACTCGCAACCAAACTCCTTAGTTGCCGCTGTCTTTTTCGTATTGTTCGATTTCACTATTGCTAACGATGCCATTCAATATCTCAATCTCATCAAATTTTAAATTGGGGAACTTCTCTGCTAGATATACTTTACGTGCCTGTTCTTTCACAAAAGACTCTGCTCGTTCTTTGTGTCTATCCTCAGATTCTTTAGGGTATATCTTGCTATAGTATTCTTTAACATCCTTGACTGTGGCTTTATCTTTAAGTTTGCTCACACGCTCTCTAATCTGAGGTATCCATGGGTGAAATTGTTTACCTTGTCCTAACCCGCTAGCACACAGCATCATCCATTGCAGTTTAGGATGATTAGCCACGTACTCGCTAAACATGTGCTTATTGGCAAACTCTTGTGTACTTAACAAGTGAAACTGTTGTAATGCTGTATTAGACTTAACTGTGCTAGCATAGTGTAACAGCATCCATGGCACAAACTTCTTTTGTTGCTCAGGAGTTAGTCTATCATAGTAGCCGTAATCTTTGTTATCGATAGCATTGATCGCCTCAAAGAGTGGGAAGTCTACATCGGTAAACTTTTCATCTGCTGGCGTTGCAGTTTTCTTTGCCATTAAAACACCTGACTATAATCTACAATCTCACAGTTACGACTAATCTCTTTTACAAAGTACACACATCGCGGTTTAGGACCATCATCAATGGGTACTGCTAGAAATTGTCCGTTACGTAATCGTGGAGCATACCAAGTAACGTCATGGTATATGTCCATAATCTCTATTGGTAAGAAACTAGGATTAAAACTACTCAATGGATTAAATTCAAATACACTAAAGCCCCTATCATTAAGACTTGATAAGGGCAGTGTTTCTAAATCACCATGATCTTTTTCACCAATTAATACTTGCCAATCTACTGGCATTTTAATTGTTCTGTTTCCTATCTTTAGTACCAATGCAGGGCTACTAAAACTTTCCAAAAAGATTAGTGGGATGTAATGATAATCTACGTTTTGCGGATTGCTATTATCTAGTATAGCAAATCGAAGGTCATCTATCTCTTCGGGTAACGTTTCTAGATTGTACTGTATATTGTCTAAGGTTAATATTCTCATATAGTTATTCTATCAGGTTGCTTTCTAATAGTCAAGTTTTTCTAAACTAAATGGATAGTTTGCTTCTTTGTAGTATGCTTTTCTTTGTGTTAAATGTCGTTTGGCAAACTTGCAACTACTGGTTATATCCCAAATTTGTACGAACTCTTTGTCCTCAGCCTTTCGAATTCCACGTCCAATACTTTGGATAACCCGTACGAAACTCTTTCCTGGCTCCAACAAAACAAGATTAAATATCCTAGGTATGTTAATGCCGACAGCCGCAACACCGTAAGTCGCCACAATGATCTTATCCGTGCTAGTCGCAATCTCATCATATTCTTCCTTACGTTCAGTCAATTTTGTTTCGCCACTTACAAATACTGCATTAGGCAATCTATCTATCAATTCTTTGCCAGCATTAACTCTATCAACAAGCACCAATGTGTTACCACTATCCTTGACCTTATCAATTAATTCTGCAATTTTATCTAATCGTTTTTCATCTTCAAGCAAATGTTTCAACTCGCTTTGATAGTTACTAAACTCTACATTGTCTTTTAACTGTACAATGTTTACATGACATTGCGCTAGTACACCCTTATCCTGTAACTCACTTGCACTTAACTTATTAATAACAGGACCTAAACTTACAAGTAGTGCAGTCTTTTCAAACTCTGCCTTAGGTATTGTTCCAGTAAGTCCCCATCTAATAGGTACATGACTGAATACCCCTGTCAACAACGTCTTAAGTGCATCAGCCTTAGCCATATGCACCTCGTCAACAATCAAGCAAACTACGTTCTCAATAAATTCACCAATGGATACATCAGCATCACCGGACTTTGTATTTTTCAGTAAATTGTTAAGACTTTGCCATGTACATATAGTATGTGTCTTTCCAAACTCTTTGCGATCACCAAAGTACACACCTACATCTAACCCCATATTGATATAGTCTGCTTCAGTTTGTGTTACTAAACTCTTATTGGGTACGATGACAATACTACGTCCATAATACTCAATGCTTTTTGATAGTGCCGCAGTCATAATAGTCTTGCCGGCACCAGTAGCAACTTCTTGTAACGATTGTGGATTGGCTAAAAAGTTATTAACAATTTCTACTTGATAGTCACGTAATGTAATGGGCTGTCCTGCCATTACGTGACCTTTAGGCCAAGTTTTGTCTGAAAATGAATCCTCGGACACTTGAGCGAAATTGAATGTTGTTTGGTATTCCCGCATATCGTGCAATGATATGTCGTAATCGTACTGTTCTAGTATAGGCACAATATCGGTTAATAAGTTGATGTAACTGCTACCACCTAAACTAAAGAAACTTACCTTACCATTCCAACGACCTAGTTTAACACTAGGTAGATATCTCGCACCTGGAATCTCATACTCAAACTTTTTCATGCATGCTCTACGTGCATCTAATTCTAACCCTTCAATTTTCACATTGACTTCATCTTTAATTATTATTTTTGCTTCTCTCATTTTACGTTTACCGGTCTAGAAATTTGTAGTTTAATATATTTGGTTATTCGTGTGTTGGGGTTGTAAGGTAGGTAATCCGAACTATCTGTTAACTTTATCAACACGGGGGTTTTATAATTATTATCTGTAAAGAACTTAGGATTCGCATTTACTGATATATTTAGTGACTCAACTATAGATGTAATCTCATTTCGGGTATTTGTATTACCTAGTCCTCGCCCAAAGTAAACTATGTCTACACCTAATTCTTTAAGCCAACTTACTACAGTAGTGAAATTATCTAAATCAATAACAGTATTAAACTCTGATGCAAATATTTTTTTAGGATCATCCTGAGTAACAGACTTATCTATTTTAATACCATATTGTGATAACTCAAATAGTGTTTTAGGATCGTCATTAAAATTATATTTTTTTATGTGTTCGTATAGAATACTATTGATTCCACCAATCAAATAGTTATCGTATTTTTTTATATATGTGGGTTCCCATACTTCTGCCTCCATAGGAACTACTTGATTCAATAGTTCCATAACTTCAACACTGTATGTTACTGTTTTAAAATATTTAGGAAGTATCGTGTATAATATTTTAAGTGCGTTAGTGGTCAATGGGCTATTGTATTTCTTTGCATCTCTATCCCATTCAAAAGAATTGTTTTCAGTACTTCTAAAATCAGTTATAAAATGTTTATTAAATGGAACTTTTAGAGAAAGGTTATCGTTAATAATGGACACTTGCGCACCAGTGAACTCAGCCACACTTTCAACGATAGGCGTGTTCCATGGTAGTAACTTTAATTCTTCTTTATCAAAGCCCAATTTAGTAAATTGTTTGGAATATTTACTGATTAACTTTGTGAATAGGCTTTCTTGGTTAGACGTTACTCTATGGAATCTTGCAATTAAATATTCCAAATTATGCAGGAACTTTTGATCATATGTACTCAATTTAATACTATGATTTAAAAAGTAATGTAGCAATTGTTCTTTGGATACTAATTTCAACATCCTATAATAATAACAATTATCAGTAAGAAAAGCAAGTATAAAGGCAAAAAAAGGGGACCGAAGTCCCCTTTTGTTGATTAAATCAACTGTTAGCGTTGACGCATAACAGTATTCTCAGCAAGCATCTTCCAGTTAGATTCGGACACTTTGACAAGGTCCGCAATCTTGAGGGCCATACGCAATGACAACTCACGCAACTTTGC